GCCTTGAGCAACGGTGTCCCGATCGTGATCAACATGGTTTCCATAACGCCTTTCAAGAGCTGCTTTTGCCCCTCGAAAGTCGCTTGCATTTTTTCCCGGAAGCCTTCCGCTGTCCCTCCCGCTTTGCCCATTTCAAGGCGCATTGCCTCGATCGCCTCACGCCCGCGCAGCACAACCTTCACGCCGTCGCGTGTTGTTGTGTACATCGCTTCGGACGCGGCGTTGTAAGCAAGCATCCCGCGAGCTCCGAAAGCTCGATTCAAGATCGCGTTCCGCTCTTTCTCCGTGAGATCCACCGACGCATCAGAGAAGTCCGACATGATCGAGAGCACGTCTCGCATCTTGCCGGTCTGCTTGTCGAAGATTTGAACCCCGGCTTTCTGCAATGCCTGTTGCGCGTTCTGGTCTGCGGCAAGTCGACGATACGACTCGCGAACCGCGGTGGAGCTCGAAGACGCATCGATGTTCCGATTGCGCAAGAGCCCCATCAAGATCAACGTGTCGTCCAGCGATTGCCCGAACGTGCCACCCGCAGCGGCGGCTTTCGACAACCCTACCTCGAAATCCCGAGTCTGAAAGTTGGTCAACTGCGTGATGCGCAAGAGCTTGTCGGTCGTTGCCCCGGCTTCTTCCGCTGCCATCCCGTAGGCGTTCAGGGTACCCACGACCGCTTCGGCCGATTGCGCAACCCCGAGTTGACCGAGCGACCCCGCCGCAAGATCAAGAACGGGGAGCAGGGTCTTTGTCGACTGCTCCGCGGTTTGCCCTGCGGTCGCAAGAGACAACAGCCCGTCCGCCGCTTCTTTCGGGCTGAACTGCGTTTCAATACCCGCCTGCTTTGCGGACGCGGCAAGCATGTCCATTTCCTTTGCGCTTGCCTTCGTGACCGCCCCGACCGCCGCAAGTCCGCTCTCGAACCCCGACGCCGTGTCCGCGAGCTTCCACATACCCGCGGCGAGCCCTCCTGCAACCGCCGTCGTCGTCGCGAACCCGGTTGCCATCGTCGCCATGTTCGCGCGCATGCCTTTCGAGCTGCGCGCCGCTGTACCGTCCAGCGTGCGAAAGTTGCGATCGATCGTCCGCATCGGACCCGAAGCCATGTCCTTTGCGGTGAACGTGAACCCGAGCCCCATGTTATTTAATGCCACGGCGTGCCCCCGCTGAGTTTCAGCGACGCCCCGCACGTGCCGAGCGTTTGAGCTCGCTTGCTTCCCGCTTGCGCCGCTCCCCTATCATAGCAAGCAAATCCTGAAACTCGTCAACGTCCAGATCGTCAAGGTCGGACCACGTGATAGATAGCCCGCTTCCGCCGTGCTGCGTCCACGCGGCGTCAAAGCGGGCTTTCAACCACGACTCGGCTTGGTAGAGCGGGAGGAACGCTTGCGGGCTTGTCGCCTCTTTCTCCTGCGTTGTCGTCGGCGCCCAGTGCGCAGGATGAAGTCGAGATCGAAAGGGAGCGTGTGCTCCTGTTCCGCAAAGCACCGCGGGCAAGAAATCAGAATATCCGACTCGACCCCGCAATCTTGCGCGTCAAACAAGTCCGTCAAGTCCAGCGCTTCATCAAGCCCGAGCTCGCGGATCCAATCGAGCTTGTCCCCGTCCGACACGCCCTCGATCGATGTGATGCGGAGAGCAAGGGACTGTTCCATGATCGTTTCGGGTGCGTCTTCCTGCACGCCAAGAATGAACTTCTCGTCCGCACCGGTCAACAGCTTGAAGCGGATCACGGTGTCCTTGAACTCGGCTTCAAAGCTGTTGTCCCCCGCCGCGATCTTCTCCCGTGACGCATCGGGCAGATCGTACACGTCAAGCTCGTTCTCGCAATCGACGGACCAACGGATCCGCTTGCCGCAGTTGCGGCAAGTGCAATCGAAGTCATACCGCGGACCGTATGTGTGGATCCCAAGCTGAACGAGCGCGTACACCCGATCGCCCTGCAATACTTGCGGCCAGTCAACGATCGGTTTGTCGTCCCGGTCCGTCTTGAACTTGTAAGGCCCCGGCGAAAGCGTCTCGATCCAACAATCGCGGATCAAGGATTCGACCACGAGACCACGTTGCGCGAGCTCGCGATCTGTGAGCTTGCGCCCTTCGCGAACCCGCATCTTCCGAACGATGCCCGTCAAGCCGGACGGGCACTCTATCTTGCGTGACATTGTAACACCCCCAGAAACGCGCCAGGGCGCCGCCAGAGCGCGTCCGGGCGTTGACCCTACCACGAGGGCGGGTCAACCGTCCGGCAACGCGAGCGGCGCGCCTGGGAGTCTTGCCGGCCTAGATCCCGACCGGCTCGAAGTAGTCAAAGTCGATTTCGACGCTTTCGATCCGATACTCGTCCGCGTCGTTGTCCCAGTCCCCCGCGCTGAACTTCGTGGGGAAAGCCCGATAGATGCGCCAGCGCATGATCTCCGACCCGTCCCGCTCTTGCTGGACAATGTCGAAGTCGCGTTTGTAGTCGTCGTCTACCAGTCCCACGTTCGCCGCCACGTCCGCGACTTCCAGGAACCAATCCCAGAGATCCCGATCCGTTGTGGCTCCGCGCTCGAGCGTGATCTTTGCGAACGTCGATCGCCCCGGAGACTTGTGTGGAATGCTCGAGCCCCCTTCGGAGATTGCGACGGTCGCAACTTCGACTTCGAGCGGACCGGCCTTGTTGAAGCCGGCGAAGGCGACACCGGCAATTTCCACAACGAACTTCCACTTGTGGTGACGCCGGCGGGGTGTCCCTTGAATCGGCATTGTTGTTCCTCCTGTTCAGCGACAGCACCCGCCGTCGCAACTCCCCTTGAAAGCAGCGACGGGACTACGCTTGCGCGGTCAAGAGCGCGCGCACGTCTTGCGAGAAGTTGAGCTCGATCCAGATCGTAGGCTTCTGCGTCGCAAGCAGAATCGAGACCTTGAGCAAGTTTGCGAAGATGTCCGCCGGGTCGTCCGACACGATCACTTCGAAAGCCGTCTCCGGATCCGTGGACCGGAACGCCCCGAGGAACATTTGCTCGGTCAAGAACCGGCGAATGTCCCGATCGACTTCGGCCCGCAATCGAGCGTCGTTGTTGCGGAAGCGGTAGATTTCCATCCCCGCTTCAATCGTGTCTTCGATGAAGTTGACGCCGCGGCGCTCGCTCACGGTCGGGAAGTTGTAGTCCGTCCGCAGCGTCCACACACCGTCCACGTAGAACGACGAGCCCCCGTCCGACCGAATCGGGTTGACGAGCCGCGACGCGACCACGTCCCGCTTGCGTTCCTTGAGCGCGTCTTCCACGTCCACCCCGACCACACCGCGGAGTCGCCCGTTGACCGGACCGGCGGGAGGAACGTACACCCCGCCGCGCTGGCTCGCGTCCACGCGAGCGAACATGCCCGCAATGTGCCCTTCGGGGGGAACGTCAATGTACGTGTCAGTTCCGAACACGGTTGCGTCCGGGTTCACAATCGACACCCGCGGCCAGTAGAACGCGCCGAATTCGGAGTATCCCACGAGATTCGATTCCGCGAACAGTGCCACCGTCTCCGCGGCTTGCGCTTCGTCGCACGCCAGAATCGGGAACCCGCGCCCGCCTCGATCAATCTCCACGTAGTCCACGATCCCGGTCAACGCGATTGCCGACGTTCGCCCGGGAGCTGCCACGTTCAACGAACCCGACACCGTCTCGAAAGCGTGCAATCCGGTTCCGCCGGTCGCGCTCCCGAGAAAGTCCGTGTCCGCCAGCCCGGTCAAGCCGTCGTCGCCACCCGTGAGCGTAACGCTCTGATTGCTCGGGCGAGGGTTACCGCCAAGCCCCAAGTCTTCGAGCTGCACGAGCACGGAACCCGTGGTGTCGTCGTTGACGATCGTCACGTAGTAGCGATCCGCCGTCGGGTCCGGCGAGAGATTCGGGAAGCTTTCTTCCGTGATCCCTTCCTTGACGAGCGAAAGGTTGAACTCGGTTGCATCCCCGGAGCTCGCGTTGCTCACAACCGCCGTGACCGCGTTTGCGTAGGCTCCGTGTGTCTTTCCCTCGACCTTGATCGCGTTGGCGCTCCCGCTGTCCGAACCCTCGTGCAAAGCCGTGTCAAAGCCGAGCGTTGCTTGCAGCACGCCGGTTGCCGTGACTTGAATCGAGGAGCTCGATCCGGTCGTGTTGCTCACGAGCTCCACGACCCCGCCGGTGCCCTGTTGCACCGTGAGCGTCGGAATGTCCGCCTCGACAACCGCCTTGATCTCCGCGAACGTCACCGCGGAAATGTCGGACACATCGCCGGTCCCCTGCACGGGAGTCGTCGGGAGCCCAAGCGCGGCATTTGCCGTTCCGCCCGTGACCTCGACCCACGACCCCGTTCCGAACCGGTCGGATACAATCTTGAACCGCGTACCGCCCGACGTGGTCTCAGCATGCGCCCCGAGGATTTCCTTGTTGATCGCGTGGACCACTTCTTCCGCCGTGGCTGCACCGATCGCCACGAAGTCCGCGGTCAAGAACGTGATCGTCTGAACGGTCCCGTTGTCGATCTTGACCGTGAGCGTCTGCGAGTCCGCGAGCGCATAGGGCTCCCCGGTCCCGGTCTGCACTTCGGCTTGTGCCGCGTTGAAGGTGGCGAGCGCCTCGCCGCCTCCGTCCACGTCCACCCCGAGTTGCTCGCCGTCCGACATTGCCACGGGAGGAACCACGGAGCCCGTCGCCGTCCCCGGCGTCGCAGCTCCCGGCGTGACCAGATTTCCCGACCCCTTGACGGCAAGGTGGCTGTCCGGATCCGTGATGTCCGAATAGTGCGCGATCCGGGAGATCCAGAGCTCGCGCCCGCCGTTGTCGAAGAACCCGAGCACCGCGAGAGCAAGATCGCTCTCCTGAGTATACCCGCCATACAGCCGGCGGTACCCTTCGAAGTCCGTTACCAGATTCGCCCCCCACGGTCCCCGCTCCGTCACACCGACGAACGCAGCCCGCGCAGTCGGAGCCGCAGGCAGCTTCCGAACGGCGGGCGGGACTTCGCGCACGATCACCTTGCTGCTAACCCGCTCTGCCATTGTGTGTTCCCCCTTCTTGCCTTGCTACTGTCGGCCGCGCTCTTGCGGTGTGTCCTACTTCTTGCCCTTCGCTTTCTTGCTCTTGCTCTTGCCCTTCGGCTTCGCCTTCGGCTCGGGCTTGGGCTTCGGCTCGGGCTGGACTGCTTCGATGCGGAGAACCCCGCGCCGTCGCTTCGCGACCACGCCGGGAAGGTACTTGACCGCGTCGGGGAGCTCGCCGCTCACTCCGCCGGGCAGTATGTCGATCGCGGGCGAGACCTTGCGTCCGCGCCGTCCAGCATAGCAGCCGACCCCGTCCGTTGCGAGCTCGACCGTTATCAGGCGCCGGCTCGTGTTTCTGATCCGAATCATGTCCCCCCCTGTTCTCACAATGCTTGCGTCACGAGCTCCGTGCTGTTGACCCGTGCGGTTGCGTCCAGAACAAGCGCGTCTTCCGCCCCGATCCAGAATGCGCGGACCCGCCACGGTCGGATAAACACGCGAAGATCGTCCTTGCCTCCCGCTAACTCTGAACGAGTGATCCCCACGGGGTCAACTTCAAACTCGACCGCCCCCGCGTCGTCGTCTTCGGGATCCCTGGCAATGCTCACGAAGCGATAGCTGTGCATCACATGGATCGTCGAGTCAAGCAGGTTCGCGAATTGTGCCATGCTCGCCGCCGCACCGATCACGTCAAAGGTGACGTCTGCAACCCAAGGCTCGCGCGCATATCTGACTTCCGGGCCACTTGGTCCGCTGACAACGTACTCCGTCAACGTGTTGTCCGTCGCGTCGCGATTCTCGACAAGTTCCATGTTCGAGAGCGTGAGCGAAGGCAACGCCGCAGTGTCAATGTTCAGCGCGTAGGCTTGCCCCGTGATCGCTCGGGTCACGTTGTCGAAGTCAACGCTTGTGGTCATGCCCGAGTTCTCGAGCACCCCGTATTTCAACCGCCGGATCAATGCCCGCAGGAGGCGGGCAAGCCCCGACTCGCGGACAAGGTTCGTGCGACTGAACGTGTAGGCTCGCGCCTCGGTCACTTCCTCCCCGGGCACCGGATCACCGTTGCCGTCAAGGTTGACCACCGTGACCGGGACCGTAGACGGCTCCGCGTATGGCGTGCGCACGTCGATCGCCGTGGAGTTCCGAACGCGCACAAGCTCCGCTTCGAGCTCCCCGAACAACACGCGCACGTTGCTTGCGAAGTCCGCCCCGAGCACGTGGACCAAGTCGCCCCCGAGCGCGGGTCCGATCACGTCCGACAAGCTTGTGATCGTGGGAACTGCCATCACGCCCCCCCGCTGCGCAGCTCGGGCAACTGTCCAGCGACGCGCGCAAAGAACCGGGGCTTGAGTTGTCCGATCCAGTTCTCGAAAGCGGGACGCATGAACGGACGCGGGGGGATAACGACCACAACAACCCCCCGTCCGCTCCCCGCCGTCGGTCGCTTCAAGTGGCGAAATAGGATCCCGAGGAACCGGCGCATCGCCGGCGTGATCGGGATCACGATCGGCCGGCTCCCGAATTCGTTGATCTTCGCAATGTCAACCATACTGCGCCCTGTGCTGGACTTGGTTTGACGATGCACGCCAACGAAAAACGTGGTGCCCTTCTGTATCACCGCGATCGACCCCATTAGGTCGCCTTCTTGGATCAGTGCCTTCGAGCTCGCGCGCGTGCGCCGCCCAGTCGTGCGAATCCTGCGAGTGGCAAGCGTGGACTTCGCAAGCGGACGCATGCGCTTTCCGCCCGGGTTCTGTCCCCGGATACCCTCGACAATGAAGCGGCGGAGCAAGTGCATTTCCTGCAACATGGCTCGCCGTCCGGCTTTCTTGACGCGCTCGGGCGCAGCCCGCAGGATGCGCCGCGCTTTGCCCCAATCCCCGACCCGCTCGAAGTTGATCACGTGCGCCTCCTCGCGGAGACTTGGCGATCTTGCCACATGATGCGGAACAGGTTGCGCCGTGGAGCTGCAAGCGGACCGCCCCACCCCGTAGGCGTCACGCCCACAAAGAACAGCCCCGGCGGATCCGTGATCTGCCAGACAAGCCCCCCTTGCAAGGTCCAGATCGAATCAAGCCGATCGCCCGGGCGAAACACCGGCAAGCCGTCGTCCCCGAGTAACCCCCGCGAGTCAAGGTCTCGAGCGCTTGCCCCGAGCTCGATCCCGACGTCGGGCGCATTGCCCCCCGCCATCATGCGCAGCGCCTCGCTTGAGCTCTTGCCGATGATCTGCGTCTCAAACTCCACGGGATCAAGCTCGCGGCGAGAGGGCTTGCCAACCCCCGCCCCGCACGTGTCGTCAAGCACTGGCTCCCGGAAGTCATCGTCATATCCCGACGTGGGCACGTCCGACAGATCCGGATCAACCCCCCGCATCGCTTCAATGTCCAGGCGATACACCCGGGCGAGAAAAGGGTTGATCAGTCTCCCGAACACTTCCGCCCCCTACAGCGTGAACCCGCGAACGGAGCGACCGACAACCCCGAGGGTTGCCCCGACCCCGTGCGGCTTGGCAAACCGGGACAGAATCTCGTCAATCGTCGGGTCGCCCGTGTACGCTGCGCCGTCGTCCCCGAGCGCGCCGCTCGCCCCGCTCGTGCCGAACGTCACACTCTGATCAAACGTCTTGATCGACTGCACCCGCCACGCTTGCGACGTGAGCGGGTCCGCGTTCGCGAGCTCTGCGAGATTGCGGATCACCATGAGCTTGCACGCCCGCTTGATCGCGAGCGGCACCCGGCCTTGTGCGGTACCGTCGTCTTCCGTGTAGCCGAAAGTCCCGGTCACATAGATCAACCCGCGACCAACGGGAAACAGCGGGGCGTCCCCGCCCCGACGCACCCGGTCCCCGCGAAAGCTCACGCTCGTCAACTGAATGTAGGGAACGAACGGCTCAAGCCCGGGCTCGACCGGAGCCCCAACAACCCGCAAGTCTTCGGGCTCGATCGACAGATCGTCTTCGTCCGCAACAAGGCTCGTAATCTCGATCGGGTGGACGGGGAGCTCTAGCGTCTGCGTTCCCCTTCCATCAAGTCGCAAGGTTCGGTCCCGCGGGTCAAACCACCAACCACAATAACGGTCGATATCGATCGAGGCTTCTTCGAGCAACTCGAGCAACCGGGCGTCCGAAGCGCTCGCCACCGTGACGCCTTCGTCTCGCATGTCTTGAACGGTTGCGTAAAGCCCCATTGGTCAATCACTCCGCAAGCATGGAGTCGAGCTCACGGAGAACCGTCTTGCGCTTGGCGTGCGACATTTCGAACGCGCGCAAGTCTTCGAGCTCGTCCCGCGTGAACGATTCTCGCTCGAGCTTCCGCAAGATGTTCTTTGCGGTCATCCCGGCATAACCATCGATCATAAGCTCGTCCGCACGCGGCGCGGAACTCCGAGCCTTGACCACCGGGACTTCGGCCGGCGAAGGCACCTTGACCGCTGCGGCTTCCTGTTCGTGCTCCTGCGTTGCCTCGCCGCGCGTGAGCACGTCAAAGATCAACGGGGAGCCGTCGTCCGTCGGGCTTTGACGCACCTTGCGCAACCGAAGGGCAAGGGCTTCTTCGATTCCGATCCACCCTTTGCCGCGCAGAAAGCGCACGCCCTCGATCGAGTACGTTTGCACTTTGTGCCCCTTCGGCTTCAACCTTGCCACATAGTCGCTCATTCTCTCGCCTCCTGCTGTTATAGCCACGGGGAGCGAATGCCCCCCGCCGTCCGATCGGCACTACAGCCGAGCGCCATGATCACACCTTGCGGGTTCGGACTCCCGAGCCCACGTGCTCGTCAGTGTCAAGCGTAAGCTTCGCCGCGGCGAGCCCACCCGTGACTTGAATCTTGCTGTCGGGACCGAGCGTGTCACTGCGGATCACGAGCACGCCCCCGATGTCTTCCGCCGTGAGCCCCGCAATGTCGGTCTCGAGCACCGCCGCGACTTCGGCCGCGGTTGCGTTGGCGATGTCCACGAAGTCCCCGGTGTTGAACGTCGCGGTCTCGGGGTCCGCCCCGTCAACGGAAATGGACAGATCGTCGGCGTCCGTCAACGCGAACGGCTCCGCCGCGCTCGAGAGCATGGCGGGCTGATTCATCGCCTTCTGGTAGCCGACTTGTGCGCTCGCGACCGAGTCCGCCGCGGCGAACAGGAGCTTCCGCGGGTTCGTGTCATCCTGCGAGTATTCGCCCGCAGCGAGCGACTCCCCGATCGCGCGGCGAGTCTTCGCACCGCCCACGCCGCCTTCGTCCGCGTACAGAACAAATCCGTCGGGCTCGTACATCAAAAGCCCTTCGTTCGTGTCCACGGATACGGTTTCCTCGACGTGACGGCTCGCGCTCGCACCCGCGCTGTCCGCCAAGTCGTCCGCAACGTCGCGCAGCACGGTTGCGAGCGTAGGCTTGCCGGTCCCGCCGGGGTTCAAGTTCGCGCCACCGAATCCGAATCGAGAGTTGATCTCAGCCATTCTCCGTTCTCCCCTTGTTCAAGTCGAGTGGCCAAGCCACCCGCGGTTTCTCCGATCCATCAAGCCCGAGCTCCTTTGCAATCTCGAGAAGAATCCTGATTGCTTTCTGGAACTTCGCAGCCCGGCTACCGGATATCTTCCGCCCTGCCTTGGCCACGCCGAATCCTGGCATCGCCAACTCTGAAAAACTCGCCGCGAGCGTTCGCAGCTCGCGGTTCAACTCTGCGGACGGGAGCGCTTCGGCGTCCGTCGCCGCAGTCTGGACAGCGCGCAGAAGGGCGATCGCCCTCGCCGTTGCTTGCGCAAGACGCGCCTGCACTTCTGCTTTCTGTTTTGGCTTCAACCGCAACATTGCACGCTCCACCCTTAGACGTACCGCGTCGGGGGTGTCCCCGTCCAGCCCGCGATCGGATCCCGCGCTCTTGCGCACCTTCGGCGCCAGCCCGGCGAGCTCGCCAGAACGCACCTTGTGCCACAACGCATCGTCTCGCACACGCAGCCCGAGAACCCACGACCCCGCCGCGATCGATTGCCCTTCCACGGTCAAGTTGCGCGGTGCAATGTAGGACTCGACAACACGCACGTCCGCCGCTTTCCCGAACGCCGTGATCTTTCGCTCGCCCGCCATGAAAGCGAACGCAGCCTTGCGGATCGACTCCACGCTTGCCGCCTTCCCGGGCTCGAGCACCACGCCCAGAACAATCCGCTCGTCCCCGGCGGGGAACCGCGCTTTCGTGAGCGTCTCAATTCCTACACTGTCCGCGTACTTGTTCATGCCTTCCGCTCCGCGCGCACGAGCTCCACCATGCGAACGAGCACCCCCGGCACCTTCAAGGCGTCCGGCTCGCCGTCCGATTTGCTCACGTCTTCCGCCTCGGGCTCGGGCTGCGCCTCGGGCTCGCCGTCCGATTTGCTCACGTCTTCCGCCTCGGGCTCGCTCGCCGGCTCAAAGCGGAACCCCTTGATCAGCGGGTCAAGGTGTTGTTCCACCGCAAGCAGCCCGTCGAGAATCTCGCGAGCAACCGAAAGCGCCGACTTCGAGCCGTCCACCTTCGAGCTCGCAACCGTCTCGCCGTCTCCATTGCCGAGCGGACGAAGCATGGCAACGAGCGCCTTTGCCTCGCTCAAGAGCGCGGGCGGTACGGTATCTCCGTCGATACCGTCCACCTTGTTTCGGAGCGCCATCAAGCGCGAGCTCGCGTCCGAAAGCACCTTCAACATTTCCTGCTTGTTCATCGTCTCCCCCGTCTGCGTCACATTGTGCAAGCTTGCGTCTGCCACGTCCACACAATGCAGAAACCCCGAGCGACCGGACAACCGGCACACTCGGGGTTCGTTGCGCTTGCGCTCGACATGGTGCGGTCTCACGGGCGAGCCGGTCCCGCGTCAGACCGCACGAGCGGGCCAGCTCGCGGATCAGAGCTGAATCGTGTGCCCCTTCACGTTCGCCTCTTCTTCCACGAGGTTCACGCCGAATCGGACGGTCAAGACGATGATGTACTTGCCCTCGCGCACGTCGCGATCAATCTCGACTTTGACCTTGCGCCAGAACCCGAGAACGATGTTCTTGAGCGGGCACAGAATCGCGTCGGTCTGGTCGTTCCCTGCGCCCAAGTCTTCGGGCCACACGTCCAGCGGCATGATCGGAACGCCAGCGTAGAGCACCGGAGCACCCTCGAGCAAGAACTTGTCGCCGGCGACGGTCCCGCGCTGTGCGAGCGAATGCCGATAGTCTTGCTCCGCGTTGTGGCTCGTGAGAATCCGCGCGTCTTTCTTCATCTTGCGGTAGCGGATCGGCCACGCGCGCAGCAGATCGGACAGATCGTCGGCGTTCAGATCGTTACCGGCAAAGTCGTGCTGATTGCTCACGGTGAGCTTGCGCACGCCGTCCATGACCGCCAGCGTCGGATCGAGACTGAGAACGTCCCCGTTGACCACGACGTCTTCGATGTCCAGCGAGGCGCGCTCCGACAGAAGTTGCAGAACGGTGTTCTTGAAATTGCCGGACTCGATGTTGTCCTCGAGAACTTCGTCTTGCAGATCGACTTCCGCCTTGAACAGCTCGGAGACGATGTTGACCTTGTTTGTCGTCGGCTTGACGCGATCGCCGGCGGGAAGCGCGGCGCCGGGCGTTCCAGGGCGAAGCACGCGGTCCCCGAACTTGACCAAGTTCAGTTCCGTGGTGTGCGACTTCATCGGGTGGACGTAGATTTGCGAGAGAAGCTGCGACTGCTTGACCACCGCTCGGATGAACTGCTTGGCCTGTTCCGGGTTCATGTACCCGCCGTCGGTCTGCAAGTCGGACAGCGACAGTTCCGCCTTGCGAAGCAGGGTGCGGTGACTCGTGCTCTGCGTGTTGATGTTCATTGCGTGTTTGCTCCTGTTCGTTCCTGTGCTGTCGGGCTGGCAAACGAGCGAGGCTTGCGCGCCGTGCTCAGTCGTCGGTTGCGGTGTTCAGATCCATTTCCCACGGAACCACGGTGGCGTTCGGATTGCCGACCGGCTCGGTCCCCGTCGACTCGACCACCCCGGAGAGCGGAACGTCAACGCTCTTCTCGACGCTGGACAAACGACCGTCCAGCGCGCGCACGTCGTCGGACACCTTGCCGATCGAAGTCTGCAATCCCTCGATCGCGGACATGATCCGATCGAAGCCGTCGCCGGCGGGCTCGTTGGACTTCTGCACGTCGTCCGCCTCGGGCTCGGCTTCGGTCTCGTCGGACTTGGCGGGCTCGGCTTCGGGCTCGTGGTCGGAGGCGTTCAAGTCTTCGCCCGCCTCGCCCTTCTGCACGTCGTCCGCGTCGCCCTCACTTGCGGGCTCGGAGCTCTCCGGTTCGGCTTCGGTGTTGATCCCGTTCGCCGCCTTGCGGAGCGCGCCGGCAAGCTCAGTCTGTTCTTCGGCGCTGAGTCCCGCCGCGAACGTCGGCATACTCTCGAGCGCGTCGAGCAATTCTTTGAACTCCATCGTTTCCCCCCTCTTTACGACCAGCCAACGGCGCTTGTTCGCCGCCCGGTCAACCATGCTGACTTCTTCGACGAGAAGATCAAGCAAACGGAAAAGCCTACGCTTTGCCTCACTCATTGACGCTCACTCACGCGGAGAGCGGAGCCCCCGATCGAAAATCCGGTGAACTCCCCCCGTTTCACCGCAGCCCACAGATTGCGATCAACCACGATCCAACCCATAAGCCACGCCCCCTTGCGGACCGTTTCGCCGCCGAACGCCAACGGCTCGGGTGCAATGAACGACTCGACGATCACCGCGCGCTCCCCGATGTCCTTTTCATGCATCAAGCCACGGACACCGTAGAGCTCAAGAAAGCGATGCGCCGCCTTTCGTATCTCGTCGGCTGATACAACGTCGCCCTGCGTGTCCAACGATTCGGGCTCGAGCACAACCCCGAGAACGTATTGCTCTTCGTCCCGCTTGACGAGCAAGTGCCGGCAAATCCCCTTCGACAACGCAAGGCGTCCAGCCTTGTGCTGCAACAGGAATCCGACCGCTTCCTCTATCGCGGCGAGCGCTCGAGCATTCATGCTTGACCCGGGGAAATATGGGGGGCAACCTTGACGTGTCGGGGGCGTTGTTCCCGACACTGGCGTTCCCGTGTCACGTCCGGGCGCGGGGACGCCTCCGATAACCCTGGCAGAACCTTTCACGTTTTGTCAAACCCAGAACCGAACGGTCAATAGTCCAGATCCCGATCGCGCGCAACGTTTCGGGTTGGTATCCCCGACGTAACGGAGAGCTCGTGCGATGTGAACGGCGCACGGCGCGAGAGCATTGCACACCGCGCAACAAGCCAGTCCCATAGTTCCGGGTGCGAACCATGCACCGTGTCCCCGAGCTCGGGCACGTAGGCGAGCCCGTCCAGCGCAAGGAACCGTTCCACGGCGTCCGCATATCTCCCCGAGACCTTGTGCTTGCCGCGCGTGATCGTCCCCGTGAACGAGAACGAGACCGTTGCGCCGACTTCATCGCCTGCCATCAAATCGATCTGTGCGGTGGGCATAGCTACATTTCCGAATTCAACGGGAGCCAACCGAAGCGCCCGCGCAGGATTGCGACACACAACGAGAAGTGCTCCGGATCGTCACGCGCGAGCGTTCGCATGCGCCATGTTGACGAGAAGTTCTCAAGCCCCATAGAAATCGCCTCGCTCCGCCCGAGCTCGCCATAATCCTTTCCGACATAGGGCGAGATAAACCGATCGGGCTTGGCCACTTCGTGC